GGTGAATTTGGTACCTTGAGACCCGGAATCAGTTATATCAAGTTAGAGCAACCAGACGGAACCGATGTGATTGGTACAGTGGCATTTGATCCTACCGATGATAGGTTCTTGTTGTTTACCGTAGATGCAGATACTATTCCAGCCAATACCCTTGATCCGGTTGATGCAGTTATAGATCCTTTGCGATCGGGGCCAGGAGCTGGGCTAGTACCTGCAGCCCTAGGACAAAGATATCTGTTTACCGAAGACACCGGATCTTTTGACCAAGGCAGTGCAGAAGCCTGGCAAGGAACAGCAGGCCAGCCTTTGGTGGCTCGAGCCAATGACATTGTTGAATATGATGGAACTCGATGGCAGGTTTCTTTTGACTCGACCTCAAGTCCAGATAATATACAGTATGTTACAAATATCACAACAGAAATACAATACCGATGGACTGGGCAGGCATGGGTCAAATCATATCAAGGTTTATATCCAGGAGGCACATGGAGTCTAGTGCTGTAAATGCTGTAGGCGTGTGGTTTTACTCTGTGGCCACTGGCAGGTATCTGTATTTGATGCGCAATGATCCCAAACACCCAGGAGCCTGGGGCTTGCCTGGCGGGCGCATAGAATCTGGAGAAAGTTTACGTGATGCCATGTTTAGAGAATGTCAAGAAGAACTAGGATTTGTTCCTGACTTCATGCGTCTGTTGCCCATAGAAAAATTTACCACTGTGGACGGAGGATTTGTGTATCACACATTTTATTGCAGTGTTGATCAAGAATTTATTCCACAGCTCAACAAAGAACATCTTGGATATGCTTGGATAGATTCGGGCACATGGCCCAAACCCATGCACCCAGGATTATGGTCAACTGTGAATTTTGATGCGGTTCAATACAAAATACAGGTCATTGAACAAAATATTCAAACATCGCAGTAGGTAATAAAATCGCGATAGGTCATGGTTTGAGTGTTGGTGGGTTCTAACCAGCAATCAAACATGTTGGTTGATTCGCCAACAAAGAAAAATTTAGTTCCAGAATAGGCATCAACTACTGATCTTATTTGATCCTGCCAGTTGGGATGTTCTACCCCAGTGTCTCGATTGTATCCCAGTAAAAAAATTTCTTTGTGGCCATCAAAGGCTGCCAAATATAGCAACAAAGCTATGTCCAGAATTCTTGGAAAAAGCGGTACCAGGTAAAATTCGCCTGGATTGTTAATGCAATTTTTTGATGTGGTGTAAACAATATTTTTTTCAGCGTAGCCAGAGTTTTTGATCACGTCTAGATTTTGAAAATTGGTTTCCACTGCAAAATCCAATTGCATGGTTTGAGCTATGTTTCCTGTGCCATAGGTCTGAAGTTTTTTAGAACTTAAAAGGCCGCCACGATGTCGTTGCAACTTGGTATAATCAAAACTTCCTAGATCAGTGGTGCTACCAATGCAAGCGGCGCGGCCACTGATATGATGATTTTCAATTGGATTGGCAATCCATTCTCGGGTTTGAGTTTTTTTACCGCCAGACCATCGGCTTTCTATCACTACAAATTCGCCGGCATAGTCCGATCTAAATCGGGCCTGCATCAGAACCTTCCTACAGCTATTTCTATTTTACCAATGTCTTGGCTGTCGTAATCTTCCAAGGCTTTGCCAATCACGCAACCAGGTTGATAAAGGGCTGGATCTATTCTGGTAGCCACTGCACGTATGTCACTAGATACCAGCACATCGCCCTTCTTGATCGTTCCTACCACATAACAAGGAACACGTCCTGTTAGTGCCACTGGATAAACACATTCACCTTGCAATTCTGCATTCATCAAATAACTGGGTTTACTGGAAATTACGCCAGCTACTCGAGTGCTATGGCTGGTTGTGGTTTGTTGTATTTCTTTTTCGCCACTAAATTCTACTACTTGACCAGCCTCTAATCTTTTGTCTGCTTCGTAATTTTCTGCCAAGTCTGCATACTGGGCCGATGTGGCTCGTGCAAATATGGTGTTGAATGTGGCACCGCTGGCTCCAATGTTACCTGTGCCGCTGGCTTGACCATTTCTAATGTCGGTGTTGACCACTACCACACCAGTTCCGTTTGGAGACAGGGTGATATTGCCGTTGCTGCTGGTGATTATTGTCAATGCGGAACCATCCACAATGTTGCCAGTGATACTGATATCTCCGGCCGTGGTAATTGCTCCCGTGGCACTGACAAGTCCAGCTGTTCTTAGATTGCCACCTTGAATGTTGCCAGTAACACTGAGAATACCAGCAGGAATGTTGGTTTGTCCGGTTCCGTTTGGGTTTAAATTAATATTACCATTAGAAGCGGTGTTTATCCAAAGCTCGCCACTGTCAACAATGTTGCCTGTAAGGTTAATATTACCACCCGACACATTACCGGTGGCGGTAATTAAACCTGCTGTGTTGATGTTTCCGCCGGTGACATTGCCGGGTGTACTTAGTGATGCTGGAGAAAAACTGCCAACAAACAATCCTCCGCTGGCAATTACGTTGCCGCCTGTGATATTACCGCTGGCCGATATACCGGTTGTTCCGTCTAAACTTAATGGCATTTTTGATCCTTTTACTCTATATTTAGTTGCTGTATAATCCTTAGGTGCCCGAATAGGTGTACAATATACTTGCGTCCGGAACTGTGATATTATAGCCATCATTGATCGTCACTGGCCCAAAAATCACTGCATTTACCGCATTGGCCACGGCCACATTGGCTGATAAAGTCTTGGGTCCTGCAAATGTACCATACATGGTCAAGCTACCCAAATTAATAACCACGGTGTTTGCCTGCCCGGTTACGCCCATGGTAATATTGCCCGAAGCCACTGGTATGCTGATACTGGTAGCGCCATTGGCAATACCGTTGCTGGAGCCAGCTGAAAGTCCTGTTAAGAACGCACCGTTTCCGTAATAAAAACTGGCACCAATATTGCCGCTGAAGTTGGCTGTTTGATTGGTACTGTTCAAGGTAAACATCACATTGGTAGTGCCGGCGGCGTTTTGATAGAAGGTACGGAAGGTATTGCTATTGTCAACGTCTAGATTCCAGGTACCATTGCCTTGTCCAGTTAGGCCACTGACGCCGGTCCAGGCTAGACTTATTTGCCCACCCTCGGGAGAGCCCGAGTATGAATCCACAATCATCTGGCCATTGGCTCGTATATACCCGCCATTGCTAATAATAGCTCCGCCAGCAGACACAATACCGCTGGTCAGCATGTTGCCCCCAGTAATGTTACCTGTGGCAGTGATCAATCCACCAGTGGTGATGTTGCCGCCGATCACATTGGCTGCACTGGTAATAGTTGACGTGGCTGAAATTAATCCACCTGTTAACACATTACCACCAGCAATGTTGGCAGCCGAAGTTATTGTACTTGTGGCTGATATTAAACCAGCAGTTAATAGATTGCTACCTTGGATATTACCAGATGCACTTATAACTCCGGATATATTGAGTCCGGCAGTGGTAAACACAGCCACATTGGATGTACCACCAACGCTGACATTGGCATTGCCGCTGGCAGTTTGAATTTCAATGCTGGTATTTCCGTTGATAATACGGTCACCTAAAATGTTACCACTCAAAGTAGCATTGCCAGCAACGCTGAGATTTCCACTGATCAATGCATCTGCTACTATAGAAAGGTTACCACCGGTAACATTACCTGTAGCTGATATCAGACCACCTGTGAGTATATTACCACCTGTAACATTGGCTGCACTGGTTATCGTTGATGTGGCAGATATCAGACCTGCTGTTAACATGTTACCACCAATGACATTGCCACTTGTACTGGCAAATCCTGTGATCTTTAGACCACCTGTGCTGAATTCTGCCACATTGGCTGTACCACCAACCCCTACCGTGACATTGCCGCCTGAACTGACTACTGTGACGTTGCTGGTGCCATTGCTGATGTTGGCAGTGCTGACACCTGTCACTGCTATGGTCACTGTTTTACTGGTGTTGTTGCCGGTAATGGCTATGTTGTTGCCGGCTGTTAGTGTGAGCACATCGCCCACTGTGTTGGCTAATACTGCTGTGCCATTGGCATACACGTTGCCAAACGCAAAGGCTGAATTCTGTTCAAAAGTCAGTGCTGTGGTTCCAATGATGATGGGATTATTGGTGGTCAGTTTCCACTGTGTGTCTTTGTAGACCGTGCCTTCGGTGACCATGACTATGGTACCGGCCTGTAGTTCTCCAGTGGCATTGGTATCAGTACTGCGTATCCAAGTACCGTTGGACCCGGTTCCTACTATATCAACTTCATAGATTCCGTTTTGACTACCGGTCGACTGCCCGTTGACCAGTACTCTATCGCCTATGGTAAGATTAACACTGTCGACTTGGTTAGGTGCGCCGCCAGACAAGGTCACGTTGGCTACTGAAATTACCCTGACTGCTTGTTTGTAATCAATGTCACTTATCTGTTCTGCTCTAAGTCTTGTTAATCCCATGGGTTTACCTGTTTATGACATATTTAGCCAAAAAAAATAGGACTGCTAAAGTCCTATTTTTTGATACTGCCAGGGTTAGAAGCGGCCAACTACTACTTCAATGACTGCGTCACCGTTGCTATCAGCCAGGGCCTTGCCTATCACTGTGCCTACTTTGGGATCTGCTTCGGCTCTTGCAGTTCCGTTGCCTGCCGAAATCATCAAGTCTCCCTTGCGCACCGTGCCGGTTACCTTGCATGGTACACGACCTGTGAGTGCTACGGTTGCTACATAATCAGATTCGAGTCCGCCGTTCATAATATAGCTAGGATTGGTTGAAATCACCCCTGCCACACGCTGACAAGCATCATTAGAGCATATTGTAATTTCAGCTGATCCACCAAACATCACAACTGTGCCAGGAGCATAGTCAGCATCAGCAGTGTATTTCTCTGCCAAGTCAGCGTATTGTGCGGAAGTGGCTTTGGCAAATATGGTATTGTAACTCAGTGTAGCACTACCAATATTGGACGTGGCATTAGCAGTTGGCATGATGTTGGCGCTGGTGTTGATGTTGCCTGTTCCGTTGGGTGTGAATACAATGTTGGCATTACTGGCTGTGGTACGTATGTCCAACTGACCAGAATCTTCTATGGCACCGCTGATCAAAAGATTTCCACCGGTGATGTTGCCTGTGCTCACAGTTAAACTTGTACCAGTTAAGGCCGCACCTGTAATGGCACCAGTGGCACTGATCAATCCGCCTGTTAGAATATTACCGCCGGTGATGTTGCTTGTGGCACTGAATGCGCCGTTGACCAACACACTGGTGTTGCTGGCCAATAACACGTTGGCATTGCCGTTGACACTCATGTAGGTCTGACCTGTGCCGTAGATACCAATGGTACTTGTTCCGCTGGTAATGGCACTGACATCTACGTTGCCCACGTCAATGTTGGCCTGTGTAACTCCGTCAGCTAGATAAACCACAAACACGTTGGCTGGATTCTCTTTGAGAATCAAATTGCCCAAATAAATCGAGTTGCCACTCACAAACAAGTTGGCCCAGCGATTGGTAGCATTGCCCAAGGTAGAAACATTGTCTGTACTGGGGATCAAGTTGCCAGTGACCGCAACGGTTGCTGATGTGTCAGATATTTCAATCACTGCATTACCGCTGGTATTACTGATCGCTGTAACTGTGGTTGTGGTAGTAATCTGTCTGACATCAATCACGTCACCGCTTAGAGGAGCTTCAGTGAATGTCAATGTAGTTGTAGATACCGAGTAAGCCAAAGTTGGAATCTGCACAACACCGTTGATGCTTACAATACAACTATTGGTTGTTTGGCTGGATCCAAGTGTAAATGTCACTGTTGATCCATCACCGTTGAACTGCTGATCAGCAATGACCGTGAATGCCGGAACGCCCACTGACTCCCATTCAGTATTGTTGTATATTTCCAAGGCATTGGTGGTGGTGTTGAAACGCAACATGCCTGTGACACCTGTGGCCGGGCGCTGTGCTGTGTTGCCCACTGGAGTCTTGATTGAGGTTGTGACAGCAAAGTTCACTATGGCATTGGTAACCTGTGTGGAGCTACCAAAGCTGGCTGTGCCTGTTCCGGCATCCACATAGAACACGTTGGCCAGGGTATCGCCATCTACTGCAAAGTCTGTGTCAATGTCAGAACCATTGATGGTAATACGACCTGCGGCTGGACCATCTATAATACCCGTGGTCAGTATTAGGTTAGCACCAGTGATGTTGCCTGTGGCTGTGATCAATCCACCGGTTAATACATTACCACCTGTGATATTGGCTGCACTGGTAATTGTGCTAGTTGCACTGATCAGACCACCAGTGAGTACATTACCACCTGTGATGTTGGCCGCAGAAGTAATTGTTGAAGTGGCTGAAATCAGTCCACCTGTAAGCAAGTTACCACCTGTGATGTTGGCTGCAGAAGTAATTGTTGAAGTGGCTGAAATCAGACCACCAGTGAGCAAGTTGCCGCCGGTGATGTTACCGGTAGCTGTAACTACTCCAGCGGTTGTGAAGTTACTGCCTGTGATGTTGCCGTTGGCAACTACAGCGTTGCTGGTTTTATCAAAGGTAAATCCAGGACTGCCTGCCAACAGGTCGTTGTCATTGAATTGAATGTTTGTGTTGGCTCCACCAGCGTCAATGTTACCGCTGATGTTGGCAAATATGTTGTTGGCATAGATATTACCAGTACCACTAACTATGCCACTGCCAAACAACAAGTTACCGCCTGTGATGTTGCTGGTTGCAGATATTAATCCACCTGTAAGCAAGTTACCACCTGTGATGTTGGCTGCACTGGTGATTGTGCTAGTTGCACTGATCAATCCACCTGTCAATAGGTTACCACCAGTGACATTACCGGTGGCAGTTACTAACCCACCTGTGGTAATGTTACCACCTGTTACGTTGCCTGTTGCAGTGACCAAACCACCTGTCAATAGGTTGCCACCAGTGATATTAGCGGCCGAAGTAATTGTCGAAGTAGCACTTATCAATCCACCTGTGAGCAAGTTGCCACCTGTGATGTTGGCGGCCGAAGTGATTGTCGAAGTAGCACTTATCAATCCACCTGTGAGCAAGTTGCCACCTGTGATGTTGCCGGCGGCACTCATGGTTGTGCCTGCGTTGACTGCTCCAGTTACACTCAAACTTGTGCCTGTGGCCGCACCAATGTTGGGAGTAGTAAGGTTAGCACCGGCTTTTACAGAGATATTGCCATTGAGGTCAAAAGCTGTGGTGTTGTTGTCAACCTTGGCTGAAAACACTGTGCCAATCAGGCTCAAACCAGCTGATGTGTTGGCACTGTATACCTGGCTCTGGCTGAATTGCGCAAATAAAATGTTTGATGTACCAAATGTGATAGTACCTGCTGGCGAGTCAACAATCCAGGCTGAACCTGCGTTTACGTTACCGCTGGTAACAAAGAAATAGTCGTTGATGCTGAAAGTATTTGCACTGGCTGGGCCATAGGTGTCTTCTGTGGAGGCACGTGTGATCACTGTGGCATTTGAATACACATACACACCGTTTTGTACAGCATTGGCCTGGTCCTTGACCAAGATACGTGTGCCCACTGTCTGCACGTTGGCTGTGTCAATTGTGGTAAACGATCCAGTTGTGGTCAAGGTCGCGCCAACACCGTTGGACGCACCGTTGGGCTGATTGTAGGTTACAGTACCACCTGTGGCTGCGTTTAGGTTGCCTGTGGTGGCTGCTACCACAGCCTCATGATAGCTGATGGCCGTGGTTACCAGATTGTCAACATAAATCTTGCTGGCCGCATCTTGATCTTGAACTGGAAGTGCAACACCGTTGACATAACGATTTCCCAACACAATGTTACCAGTTGGTTCTAGATTTAGGTTGCCCGACCCAGTGGTAATAGTCAACGCACCAGAGTCAACAATGTTACCGCTAAGACTCAGATTGCCAGCTGTGAAAATATCTCCAGTTGCTGAGACCCGGCCACCGGTCAACAAGTTGCCACCTGTGACATTGCCTGTGGCTGTGACCAAACCGCCTGTGGTAACATTACCACCTGTGACGTTGGCTGTGGCACTTACAATACCGCCTGTTAATACATTACCGCCCGTGACATTTCCGCTGACGCTGTTGTCACCTGTGACAAACACACCTGTAGTTGCAAATACGGCCACATTGCTGGTGCCAGCTACACCAACAGTGATGTTGGCGTTGACTGCGGCATTGATGTTTGAAGTGCCGTTGCTGACCGGAAAGTTGGCTGAGGCAGCGGCTACGCCTGTGAGCTGGCTGCCGTTGCCAATAAAGAAACTGCTGGGATTGGCTATGATGTTGCCTGCAGCACTGATCAAGCCGCCTGTTAGAATGTTGCCACCTGTGATGTTGCCCGTAGATGTAATCAGTCCACCTGTAAGCAAGTTACCACCTGTGATGTTGGCTGCAGAAGTAATTGTGCTGGTAGCTGATATTAATCCACCGGTTAATAAGTTGCCACCTGTGATATTGGCTGCTGAGGTTATAGTTGAAGTAGCTGAAATTAAACCGCCAGTGAGTACATTACCACCTGTGATATTGGCTGCCGAGGTTATGGTTGAAGTAGCCGAAATTAGACCACCAGTGAGTACATTACCGCCAGTTATATTAGCCGTGGCACTGACTGTGCCACCTGTGGCCAAGTTGCCACCAGTGATTGTTGCTGTGGCACTGATCAAGCCACCTGTAAGCAAGTTTCCGCCAGTGATGTTGGCCGCAGAAGTTATAGTTGAAGTGGCTGAAATTAGACCACCGGTTAATAAGTTGCCGCCAGTGACGTTGGCAGTGGCACTAACAAGTCCACCGGTTAATACGTTACCTCCAGTAGCATTTCCAGCAGCTGACAACACTCCTGGAGTTAAAAGATTACCGCCGGTGATGTTGCCTGTTACATTGAGACTGGCCACATTGCCAGTAATGCTGATGTTACCACCAACTATCAAGTTGCCGCCAATGTTGGCATTTTGTGTATGAAAATTGGCATAGCTGGTAATGGTTATTGTGGTATTGGTTTCACCAGTTGACGTAAAGGCCGTTACAAATTCGTCTGCGCTTTCATCCCACACAAAGGCAATGTTGCTTTCGTTGCCGCGATAACCCAGGAAACCAATGTCTACAGCCGGGGCACCCGAAGTCTGAGTAGACGCTAGAACAATGACTGGATCTTCGATGGTGGTTATAGTGGTGTCAATGGCTGTGGCGTTGCCTTGTACCGTCAAGTTACCAGTGATGGTAAGATTTGAATCATAGGTCAAGTTGTTGGCAAGTTTTGCCGAGCTGATGGAATAATCCACCAGTTTTGCGTTGGCGACCACTGTTGCGTCAGTGATCTGATTGTTCTTAATTCGTGTGACAGCCATGCCAGGTCTCCAATTTATGAAGTATTTACCGTACTCAAAAAAAAAAGAATGGCTACCTTGTCAAATAAGGGAATTTGCTCTAGAGCTAATTTTTATGAAAAATCGTGTCTTTAGATACCGCTAGACTAGAGATATCTTACGTCAATGACGTCTGTGCTCACTGGAGCCTCTGTAAACACAAGAGTATTTCCCGGGCTTGGAACCACACTGTAAGCCGTGGTCGGTAACTGAACAACACCGTTTAGCATGACCAAGGCGCCGGCTGTGGTTGTTGTACGATTTAGGTTAAAACTCACGGTTGACCCGTCACCGTTGAAAGTTTCACTGGTCACGCCACCTACCACTTGATCCCATTCTGTACCGTCGTAGACTTCAAGACGTAGATTTACTGTGTTAAAACGCAGGGTGCCTTGAGTGGCCGGGCTGGGTCGTTGTGCTGTGTTGCCTGCAGGTACAATAAATCCAGCAGTTCCTGCTATGGTCACTAGTCCTGTTCCAGTGGCTGTGAGAGTGATATTACCGTTGGCTAGGGCGGTGCTGATGGTGGTGTTGGCAAATGTCAGATTGCCTATGTTACCAATGTTGCCTGAGTGATCCAACACATACTGCTTGGTCGCAGCATCTTGAGGATTTATTGGATCCAACAAATTGTTAATATACACATTGCCAACACTGATGTTGCCCACATTGGGTATAAGAATATTACCCACAGTTATATTGCCCACCACCTCCAGAGTTGACGCTGGGCTTACAGTGTTGATACCTATGTTGGCATTGCTGATGGACAGATCGATGCCATCTCTTTCTAGATTGCTGGCAAGTATTTGTCCTTTTACATAGTTGATGGTCATGGCCGTGTGCTCAACTGTTACTGCTCAGTTTGAATTATGTTGATAGGCACTGAATTTGGTGGCGCACTGGTAAACGTCAATGTGGTGCCAGACACGGTGTATGCCGTGGTGGGCTCTTGATATACTGAGCCCACAAATACCTGAACCTGCTGATCGTCGGCTGGAGCCACTGTCATGGTGTAGGCTACTGTTGATCCGTCGCCTACAAAACTGTCCACAGTGTAACTGACTGCTCCGCCAGTTCCAAAAGATTGCCAAACTGAACCATTGTAAAATTCACAAAGATCAGAATCTGTGTTGAACCGTATCATGCCAAACACCGGATTGTCTGGTCTTGTGGCAGCACTCCCATAAGGAATGCGTATGCCAGTACTGCCACTTTGTAGTTCTCGATTTTTAAGGAAAGTTCCCATCAGGCTGATGTATAGCTAGTCGTGGACGCAAGTGAGTTGGCATTGGCCACTGCGTAGAGTGCTTGGGTATTTGCCAATATCAGTTTTTCATTGCCAGTGTAAATTTGATAAGTGTCGCCACTGGTGATCAAAACATTACATGCTATCATATTAATATTGGCTGCGCTACAACCAGTTTGTAGCACATGTAGATTGGCTGTGATGTTTCCTGTGGTATAGTTGCACAAAGATACCCATGTTATCACTGTGTTACCTGAACTTGTATATATGTTGCCACCTGTGGTGGTCACGTTTGCTTGTAAAATTGGCATGTTGATCCCTAATAAATTATTGCGTAAAGTCTGGCCTGGTCAAGACTTACCACTTCTGTGGCAGTGATAGAGTTGGCCGTGACATACAAACCTGTTCGACCTACTCCGGGTTCGTTGTTGTATAAAATCACTGTGTTGGCCACATTGGTTGGAGTAGTTGCCACATTGCCCAAGACCTGATAACCGTCAATTTGAGCGTTGCCTTGAACCGCTAGATTTCCTTGAATTTCTTGGTTGCCTTGAACTTCAAGATTTGCTGTGATAGACTGACTGCCTTGCAGAGTCAATTGATTGTTGGCATAGTCAAAGGTCAGATTGGCCGAGGCACCAAAAAATCCTCCTTGATTAAACTGTATTTCGGTGTTGGCACCTGCAACAATGCCGCCGCCGCCGGTGGTAATGAGATTGGCATAGGCAGCCACTGGAGCACCATTGGCATAAACAGAGCTGGAAATTTGCCAAGCATTGGCAGTGACGTCAAATCTTAAACCTGCATAGGCACTGTTAGACACTTTGGTGGCTATCAAACCCATGTCGTTGACAGTGCCGTTGTTGTTGGCCGCCACTATGATAAAAGCATCATTGACCGCGATTTCGCTGACATAGGTTATGTTACCAGAAACGTCCAGATTTCCATCCACATAGATCGTGCCCAGGCCGCCATCCACATTGATGTACCAATTGTCGCTGATATTCTTGTAACTTGCCATTTACAGATCCTTTTTGTTATTTATGCGTACCAAGAAGGTAGCCAAATCTACATGAGAAAGGTTGGGAATGTTGTCAAATTGAGTTATATGAGCTGTGGTCGGCCCTTGCACTCGCACAAATCTTGTTTGTGTGTGCTCTTTCATGATCTGAACAAGCTGTTTTATCCAATTTCCAGTAAAAGTTGGAGTGGCATTTGTGGGTTTGTAAAATTCAGTTCCGGCATACAGATTGTTGATGGTGTTGTTGGCTGTTGGGCCCATGTCAAATCCCAGCAAATATATGTGTCTGTGTCCGTCTATGGCAGCCAGGGCCGTGGCTATGGGTCCAGAACTATAGCCAAAATACGGCTTGGGAACTTCTTTGGCGCCCAATCCAGGCAAAGGTCTTCTGGTGTAAAATCTATGATTGGCACTGTAACCACTTTGTTGTATGTGATCGGCAATGGGGCGATCTGTGGAAATCAACACATCGGGTGTGTACTCTCGATAAAGAGCGTTGCATCCATAAATTTTACCGCACTCGGCCAATGCAGACAATGCAATATCTCCGCGGCTAGTACCATTTCCTAATACAAAAGCTATGCTCATAAAAAATCCCCACAGTACTTATTGTGAGGATTTTAGGATTGCAATAAAAAATTAAGTTTTGTAATTTTCTACAATAGCAAGATCCAAGTTGCCGGTGCTGAGCTGACTGGTGGCTGCCCATGTGTTAACGTCTGCACCTGACTTGGCTGTTACACCTTCGTCGCTGAAGAAGTTGTCGGCAAACACAACGTTGTTGACTTGTTGTGTAGCGTCCCAAACATCGCCAGTGTCTGCGGCGCCGCCTGTGGCACCACCTGCAAAGTTTTGCAAGAACTTGTTGGTCAATTTGCTGATTGCTGTTTCTACAGAGTCATTGCTAAAATAGCTGATACTCATGTTGCCAGCTGTGGGGCTCAAATCGCTTGTGAGCACACAGATACCAACAGCGTTGACACGACCTGTACCAGTGTTGCCTAACGCAGCAGTGGCTGTGAAGATTGTGCCAATCTGTGCATTAGGAGCACCATAGCTGGCCCAGTCGGTGTCGCCAACAATGGTAATACGATAGGCTTGATTGGCTACTAGTGCAGTTCTGCTGGTTGCATCTGCTACCAGAAATTTGTGTGCGCCTTTTTGACGTATAATTGTACCGTCGGCTTCGGCAAATCCTGTGACAAACACACGGCACTTGACTATAGGATAGCTGGTGCTGGCCACAGTAGTGGGTTGAGTTCCGCCGACTACGCCAAGATAGTCTGTACCACTGACCCAGTCACTGACACTAGATGGTGGGACTGGTGCTGTTAAACTAGACAAAGCATTGAAGCCAATGTCTACACCAGGATTTGCACCTGTGCTAGAGTTATAACTAGCTTCGGTTATTTTTTTAATTTTGAGAGGACGTCCCATTTTGTTTTCTCCTTAAAGAAGCCCAATGTCGGTTCTAGCGACTACGCGGCTGGGTTAAGAGCCGCATAAAACGCATTATTGCGTTGACAAGTATTTATGGCCGTGGACAAAATATAACCTGTACATCAACATTTCTTAAATATTGCCATGAACACAGAAGAACTTATTGAGGCAGGAAATGCCTGCAGAGAAGCAACTGACCCCGAGGGTGCCCTCCAACACTACGCTCAAGCTCTTACACAGGATCGCAATTCAGCATCGGCTTTCAACAACTATGGCAATGTGTTAAGAGAAGCAGGCGATCCAGCAGGTGCTATCCCCTTTTTACAAAGAAGCATTCAGCTGGTTCCGGCCGCGGTGACGCCAAATTTTAATCTGGCGGTGGCCTATTTGTTGGCCGGAGATTATGCTCGCGGGTGGCCACAATACGAACATCGCTGGAACTTTGAACACCTGGCAGGCACTTTGCCCAAACACGAACAGCCTCGCTGGACTGGGCAGGACCTCAAGGACAAAACTATCTTGGTCATACAGGAACAGGGTCTCGGAGATACCATACAATTTATAAGATTTATTTTTGGATTACACAATGCAGGAGCTCGAGTCATATTACAGGTCAACGATAATCTTGCTCCGTTGTTTGCTGGCAGTCCAGTAATACACAAAATTGTTGATGTCAAGGACACTCCGGAAGATTTTGATTATTGGACTCCTATCATGAGCATACCTGGCGTCATGGGAGTGACTTTGGAAAATCTTCCACATCAGTTACAATACTTGTCAGCTCGCGGCGATCTTGCTAAATTTTGGCAGGACAAATTGGGGCCAAAAAAACAACTGCGTGTGGGTGTGTGTTGGAGTGGACGTCCAGATTCCTGGATCAATCGTCACAAAGGCATGCCGTTTGACGTCATGTTAGATTTAATAAAGCGCAATCCTAGCACGGAATGGTTCAACCTACAGGTAGAATGCACCCCAGAGCAAAACAAAGTCCTGGAACAAAATGGTGTAAAAACTTTTGCAGGCGACATACACAACTTTGCTGACACAGCAGCCTTGGTACATCACATGGATGTTGTGATCAGTGTGGACACTGCTGTGGCTCACCTGGCAGGTGCTCTTGGCCGGCCCACCTGGATTCCTCTCAACTGGTATGGCACCGATTGGCGTTGGTTGTTGAATAGAGATTCAAGTCCTTGGTATCCATCGGCCCGTTTGTTTCGCCAACCTCAATTAGGAGACTGGCAGTCAGTGACCGACAAAATACATCAATATCTCAGTTGGTTTAAAGTATAGCCACAAAAAAACCACCGAAGTGGTTTTTCTGCTCTTCCCATCCCTGAGAAAAATAAACTTCTTTCTCTGATTAGGAGAATGACAAGTTCTGAACTGCGATCTCGCCAACATAGTCAGCTGCGTTACCGAAGCTGGATGCTGTGTTGGTCAACTCAACGAATCCATAACGTGTCATGAATGATACGACTGGTTCGAATGTTGATGGATCAAGAACAACAC